GTGTCGAGGTGTCGAAGTTTTCCAAAAGGCTGACAAACTCTATATCATTTTCCAGAAAAACATCTTCAATCAGATAGAGTGTATCTTTCTGACTACGGCTTAATCGGTCTAGCTTATACACTAGGACCGTATCAAACAGCTTTCTCTTTGCGTCTCTTATTAGCCGCTCAAGGGCAGGGCGTTCCGTGTTAGACCCAGAGAAACCACCGTCAGTATATATGTCATATATATTCCAGTCCTTAATATCGCAGTAACTTGTCAGCTTTGCCTTCTGCTCGTCAATTGAATACCCCTCATCAACCTGCGATGTAGTCGATACTCGGACATAGATAGCTACTTTATGTGTTGCCATTGTTTTTGTACCTCGTTTTTGATAAAATGGGTACAGAAAAAGACTTGTAAGACTGCTCTCAGTTTACACGATTTTTTCTGTGATGCATAAGCTCTACACTCGAAGTTTGGCGACGGTGAGTGTAGGGCTTTTTTTATTGTGATAATAATTTAGCTTTCTGTGCTTGAAATTCTTCCTCAGTTAGAACGCCATTATCAACTAATGATTTTAACTTAATCAATTCGTCAGCAACTAGATTCTGCGATAGTGGTTGACTGTTCTGGCTCACTTCTATCTGTGGTCTATATAGACTTTGTTTGTATGCTTCGGATGCACGTTTAATCTTGTCAGATAGGACTGGGACAGCAATCTTCGGGATGTTCTTGATATGTGCCCAAGATACCCCGTTCATCACCGAGATTTCACCTAAGAGAACCCCACTTTTAGACGATACCCCATTGACCATATCAAGAGGGATTTCAGAAGTCTGGACGCCGTAAATCATGCCTTTGTCAACAAACATAATGCGTTTTTGAGTTAAAACGATTAAGACAGTGTTGCCGTCATAAAATCCAGATGCGGCATATTGTATCACCTCGTCGTCTGATAGTAATTGCGGTAGGTAGTTAACCTCTTTTCGAGTGCCAAACATCTTAGGGACGCCGGCTTGCATTAATTGAGTTTGAACTGTTAATAAATTCATAACATTACCTCATCATTTTTAGATACTCATTTTTTACAAATGTCTCATCACAAATCGTGGTGAGATTATATTTTTCCATGAAGTGTAAGTAATTGAAATCATCCAGAGATTCATTTTTCAGCAATTCATGGATCATACTTCTATTAGCTTGAGCTTCGTATTTTTCACGCAATCGTTCATAGTCCTTAGAGTTGTGTTCTAGGTGCCCTAATTCGTGCAGAATGACCTTTAAACGAGTGTCGGGGGATAAATCCCCGTTGATGTATACAACCCTGTTTATCTGGTCAAGGAAGCCGTTTCGTGACCACTCGCTAGAACTGAACTCACAGATAGAGACATTGAACTGCTCAAGCAATTCACTTTCAGTCATAGCACCTCACTTTTCCTTGCTGCTCATATATCCCGCAATGATGCCACGGATGGCACGTTTATCATCATCCGTCAACGGTTTCCCGTCGAACATCATTGCATTATCGATGATGTTATCGATATCATTTGAAGCAGTATCTTCCGCACTAGGTGTTACATTCAAGAATTGTTCTGTTGTCAAACCTAGAGCGCTAGCGAAATCGTCCGCTTTATTCAGCGGAAATACCCGACTGCCAGAAAGATATCTTGATAACGTCGATTTTGAAACCCCAGCTTTGTTAGCTAATTCAGACATCGACATAGAACTATTATCTAAATAGCTTTTTATTAGTGAAATAATTTCATCGTTGTTTCTCATGCGCTTTTTCCTTTTATATAATAGTAAATACATTATACACCAGTTCCCGAAAATAAACAACACGTTCCCGAAAACAAACTTTTTTTATATTTTTTTTATTTTTCTGTTGACAATCGGGAACAGATTAGATATACTATAATTGTTCTAAGGAACGAGCAATAAAAACCAAATAAACGGAGGTAATCTATGAAAGTTGATTTACTTCGTGTGAGAGCTGAAAGGGTAGCTAAAGGCTATACACAGGCGCAAATGGCTGAATTGATAGGCTTGAAGCGTGGTCAGTATAACAAGCGTGAGAATGGAAAAATCTCATTTAGTCCAGACGAGCTTATCACACTAGCAGTAAAACTTGGGTACAGTAAGGATGAAATCGGTATTTTTTTTAAACAAACTGTTCCCGAAACGCAACAATAAATTAAGAAAGGAAACGACGATGAATGAAGTTATTAATGTAACGTTAGACAAAAATAATGAGCCTATCGTTAGCGCAAGGCAACTGCATAAAACATTAGAAGTCAAAACCCGTTTCAGTCAGTGGGTTGAACAAAACTTCAAAATGTTCAAAGAAAACGAAGATTTTAGCTCCGTAGTTACAACTACACAGCAAAATCAATACGGCGGAACAAAAGAATTGCAAGACTATGCTGTTACAATCCGAATGGCTGAACATCTAGCTATGATGTCAAAAACAAATAAAGGGCACGAAGTCAGAGAATACTTCATCCAAGTAGAAAAGGATTTCAATAGCCCAGAGAAAATCATGGCAAGAGCATTGCTCATGGCTGATAAGAAAATCAAGCTCTTGGAAAACGAAAATGAAAACCTCTTGATTGAGTTGGAAGAAGCGACTAAAAACGCTGATTACCTAGATTTGATTTTGCAAACCAAGGACGGCTTGACAATCACCCAAATCGCTCAAGATTATGGAATGTCAGCTCGCAAAATGAACCAACTCTTGAAACGAGAGCGAATCCAACGCACTGTCAATGGTCAGTGGGTACTATATGCCAAATACCTTGCTAAAGGCTACGCAACAAGCCGAACATTTGATTACGTTGGTAAAGACGGCAAACCCCACAGCAATATGACAACAGTCTGGACGCAACTTGGAAGACGCTTCCTATACGAGCGTTTAAAAGCTATCGACGTCCTGCCAATCATCGAACAAGAAGATTGAGGATGCAACCTTGACGGCACTAGTGAGCTAGCGGGGCAACAATTCAGTTGTAGCGTAAGCAATACCATTAGCGACGATTTGATTTATAAGAACTCCTAAAAATAAATATTCGAAGTCCTCGCTAGTTCTCCAGTGTCGTCAAGACAACAAAAAGGCTGACCCCTGCCAGAGTCAGCCGCTAAGATATTGAAATCAAGGTAATTATATCATGAAAAAACGAAAATGGGAACCGGTCATAATCAACATTATGGCAGACGGTTCCAAAGTTGATGATCTAACTAAATATGTCATACCTAGCGGCCACGCTTACTATGACATCATCATAGGTTTTCGCAAAGAAAAACTACGGAAAGGGGCTTGACTATGAGGTATGCAATACATAATCAGGAACGCAAACGAAAATTACACATCTATCAATAACGCTTTTACTCAAGACAAACGGTTGAAACCAGCAACAATAGGCATTTTAACGGTCATCTTGACCAATAAGCCCGATTGGGTTGTATATCCTGATGAAATCGCAAGACGGCTAGGCATAAGCCGCACTACCGTTGATAGCCATTTCAAAATCTTAGAAGAAGCAGGATATATGAGAGTGATTAAGCGTAGCTTAGGTAGAGGAAAAGGGAGTGAGGTGCACAGATTTTTCTCAGATGTTCCTATAACAGACAACTACCTAGAGTATCTGATGGGACATCTTGAGAAAGAGTTATCCACAGATAGCACAACGTAAATTTTACAGTTCCCAAAAATTGCAATGTGTAAAATTGCAATGTGTAAAATTGCAATGTGTAAAATTGCAATGTGTAAAATTGGGCACTAATAAATACTAACTATATAACAAGTACTAACTTACAACAATCTAGAGCCTAACGGCACTAATTAGCAATAATTACTAATAGATAACAATACAGTAGTAGTTAGAAGAATAAGAGAGGTAAAAACATGAAAAAACTATTGGGATGGATTTGGAGCAAAAAGCAAAATGAAGAAGTCGAAACATTCGTGATCCACAACCGACCTATCTGGGATGTTCAAATGCGTGAGTACAATCTCAAGCACGGATTACCAGAAGACCAAGTAATCGGGTGATGTCATGAAGCTACTAAGAAAACTATTTCCCAAGAAAAAAACCAAAGAACCAGAATACTTTTTCGATGTGGTTGAGACACCCGAAGAAAAGAGCGAAAGGCTCAAGCAGAAATATAGCAAATAGCAACATCTTTCAACGTGCAGCCATGGCCCTGCCGTGAGTGTAACTTATACCTTTCCCCAAAAAATCTTTACTAAATTACTTTTTTCCTAATTTTCCCATTCAAAAGTCTAATAAAACATTGAAAAACATGACACGGTGGGGCGTTGGGTGCACGTTGAGAGCACTAAAAAAGCATGGGTTAGGGCCCATGCAAGAAAATTATACCAAGGAGATTATACCATGAAATCTTTTAACACTCAAACAACTTCAAAACCTAGCTACGTTAAAACTAAAGCCTATGGGCTTTGTGGCACGCTAGCACTTGCTACAGCATTGCTTATCTGTGCTGGCACAGTATCAGCAGACGAAACCGCTCAACCGGTAGCTGATGCACAACCAGCGGTGTCTAATGTCTATACCGCAGACAACGCTGGGAATATTACGGTGACACCTAGCGAAACAGTGGCAGAAACACCAAAAGTGTTGGCGCCAGCACCAGTAGAATCTCAACCGATTGCAGAAACACCAGCAACAACTACAGAAGTAGCTCAACCAGTAGCTGAAACCCCAGCGGCACCTACTAGCGTTACCAAAGCAGGCGACACTATCAACGTTGAGAATCCTAACGTACAAGTAGACTTCCCTAATGGCAATGGCAAATATAGCCCGTTCAAAGTCGAGTATAAGGATATCAATATCCCAGACGATATCCCAGTAAATGAAGGCGACAAGGTTACTTTCGACTTGCCTGAAGAAGTGAAATTCCAAACATCTTATGAGTTTGACGTACATAACCCAGAAAAAGCAGTTGTTGGTAAAGCTACAGCAGATGCCACTACTAACAAAGTGACAACTGTATTCAATGACTATTTCAAAACTCACCCTCTAAATAAGAGCATGAGTCTCAAACTTGATGCAAGTTGGACTGACAAAGTAGTTTCAGGCAAGCCTGTAACAGCCAATTTTAATGGTACTTTGGTAACAACTAACATTGGTAGTGAACAAGTAATTGGCAAAGATGAATTGATTGCAAAGTGGGGTTCGCAAGACAAAGATGATCCTACAGTAATCAATTGGACAGCTCGTGTAAACTATGCAAAACGTGTTCTAAACTATGTGACTATCATTGATGAAATGTCTGAGAACCAAAAACTTGTTGATAACTTCTTTGAAGTAAAGAATATTGAAAGTGTTGATCCTTGGATTGATAAAGGTGATGCTATGGACTTAGTTAAGTCTATCAGTAAATCTGATCATGGCTTCACTATCAAAATGGATCGCTTGGATCACATGATCTATGTAAACTATAAGACTAAACTTGTAAATGCTGTTAAGGACTCAACTAATCCTACTAACAAGATTGAACTGAAAGCTGAATCAGACGGTGCTGTTTCATATATGAAAATTCAGCTTGTAGGCGGACGTGGAGATGCGTCTGGTGAAAATAAGCCAGAGCCAACGTTTGAAATTCCACACGACTCCCCTAAAGTTGACATTCCAGAATTTGAGGGCGGCATCCCCGGTATTCCAGAGGTGCGAGAATTGCCAGAGTATACAGAGCCTATCGGAACAGTGCCAAATGAAGCACCAGTGCATGACAAGCCAGAATTCCAAGGTGGCATTCCGGGTATTCCAGAAGTTCGTGAGCTCCCACCGTTTGAAGGTGGTGTGGTGCCAAACGATGCCCCTATCTTGGACTTGCCAGAGCTTGAAATTCCAGAGGAACCAACTAAGCCAACACCAGAAAAACCTAGCACGCCAGAAAAAGCCTCTAAAACGAGCGCAGAGCGTTCCAATGGCGAAATGGCACAATCTGCCACAGTATCTTATAACCTCGCACCAGTGAGCAAAGAGACACCTAAAACAGCCGTTTACGGTGGTACTCTACCACATACTGGTGAAAAAGAGGGTATCATGTCAACTCTTGGTCTAGCAGTTATCGCTGTTGGTATCGCAGGTTTTACATTGAGCTTTAAAAAATACAACGAGGGTGAGGAAGAATAATCATGAAAGAAAACAATAAAAAAGTCATCTTTTACAGTGCTGAAAAGGATGGATTTCTTAAAAGTTACAAAGATAGAGGAAGTCTAGTTTTCGAAGCAACATTTACTGACCGTTTGAGAGACGCACTATACTTGCCAGTTGAACCATATGAAGAACAAAAAACTGAAATCGACAAACTTGCTGAAGCGTTTGACTGCGAAGTGCTTATCGTGGAAGCTGAATACAATGTAACTAAACCCGGCGGTTCGGACTTTGAACGCACAGCGCGTGAAGAATCCCTGAAAGATGGTTTCAAATCGCTCCTAGACTTATTGACGGACTAACAGAACTTGAAGTGGTGGGAGGGTAGGCATTAATTATGGCAGATAATCAAAAAATGAAGTTTAGAGGTGAGAGCAACGATAACATTCAAAGAATTTGAAGAAGTCTGGGACGAGTCAAGGGTCTTAAGTGACATTGTAAGAGTGCTAAGTTCAGCCGAAGGGAAGAACTATATCGAGGTCAAAGTTTACGAAAGCATTAACGGGATAGACATCTCGTCATCGGTCAGACTGGATGCTGAAGATAAAAAGGATGTTGTTGATCTTTTGAATAAAATTATGGCACGAAAACTCAGCAGACTTAGAGAGCAGGGTTTTGATTTTTACGAAGAATACCAAAAATCAGAAACTACCACCTAAAAACGATAAGAGAACCCAAAATTTGAGAATTAGGGGTATTAAAAAGGATATGACATGGAAGAAATGACATTCACTGAGCTGCAACAACGGATGCAGCTTGAAAAAAAGCAAGAACGAAATGCCAAGTACGCTTCAAGAAGTGCTGAGGACATTTACAACACATTCAAGAGTTTTAAATCAAACTGGAGTGTCGTTGTTGACTATGACTTGGTTGTAGTTATGGACAAAACCTATATCAAAGCCACTGCCACGGCTTTCAGTAAAGAAAAAAACGTGGAATCGGTAGCGTTTGCCGAATTGTCTCCCGTACCGATTTTAAAAACTCGTAACGGGGACTTAAAACAAATGACTGAGCCGCAATGGACAGGAGCGGTGCAATCATACGCTGGGAAATATGCCTTACAGTCATTGTTTGCAATCGGTGACCAAGATGTGGACCAATTTGAAATGTCAGAGGATAGTTTGCAACAAAACCAACCTCACAACCCCCAGCCACATCAAAACCAACAACCGCAACAAGCACGCTACGAGTCAAGAAGCGATCAACAACCTAACTTCATTAGCAATGAACAACATGACCTTATCATGCAACAAATCAATGAGCTAGCACTAATTACTGGTCAAGCAACCGAAACAGTAGCTAATTACTACTTGAAGAAGTACAAGCTCAATGACTTCCATGAGTTGCTAGTAGCAGGTTTTAACGTGGTATCTAACGACATTCAAACACAAATTAACAATCGAAAGGGATAAGACATGAAGGACGTAACGAACAACGCAACAAACAATTTCTTGGAAACAATCGAGCCGGTTTATACACCGGGGACGATTAACTTCGACTTTGACAAATTCGATGCAGCTATTCAAGCGGCAGTTAGCGAGCTATCAGACGAGCAACTGGACCAGCTTGAATATGACGAGGTCTTAAAAGAAATTACTCGTTTCAAAGGGCTTGGCGACAAACTGGATGACAAGCGTAAGGAAATTGGCAGAATCTACAAAGACCCACTCACCGAGTTTGAATCTAAACTAGCGACCTCGCTAGAGCCATTGAATGCACTTCTTGACAAGTTGCGCGCTAAACGTGATGAAGTCAAAGAACACAAAAAAATGCTGCGAATCGACCACGTTAGATCAGTCTTTGAAAGTAAGTGTGAGCTAGCCGGACTAGACAAGGATACATTCAAGGACAAGTACGAGAGCTTTTCTAAAGTCGGAGATTTCATGGATAAGAAAATGAAGCTCAAAAAAGCGACAGAAGAAAAGATTGACGCATTGGTTTTGGCTGAGTATGACCGACTTGAGGAATACAAGGCCAACATTGCCATGATTGAAGAACAAGCTCTTGATTATGAACTACCGGCAGAGCTATATATCAAATTATTGCAAATTGGCACACCTCTAGTTGAAGTTGTCAAGCAAATGAAGAAGGACCGTGATGCAGCTATTGAACGCAAGCAGCAAGCAGAAGCCAAACAAAAAGCAGAAGCGGCACGTCTAGCAGAGATTGAAGCAATGGCCCAACAGTCAGCTAACAAGGAAATCAAAGCAGTAAATGCTGAAACAGGCGAGGTTATCGAAGACACTAAGCCTGTCGAGGAAGTGCCTAGCAAACCCGCTGAACCGTACAAGGTCAATCTTTCACTAACTTTCCACGGCGGAGAGAATCAGTGGCATCAATTCGCTAAGCTGTTGGATGACAACTTTGTAAATTATGAAATTCTAGGAGAAAATCAATGATCAATTCGACCGTACTAGTTGGGCGCCTAACCCGTGACCCCGAACTAAAATACACGACCAGTAACATTGCAGTAGCTACGTTTAGCCTAGCTGTTAACCGCAATTTCAAGGATGCTAACGGCGAACGTGAAACAGACTTTATCAACTGCGTTATCTGGCGTCAGCAAGCTGAGAATTTGGCTAACTGGGCTAAGAAAGGCGCATTGATTGGAATTACTGGACGCATTCAGACCCGTAGCTATGAGAATCAGCAAGGTCAACGAGTGTATGTCACTGAGGTAGTCGCTGAGAACTTCCAAATGTTAGAAAGCCGTGCGGCGCGTGAAGGTAGCAATGCTACTCAAGGCAATACATCGGGAGCATTTGGCAACGACAACGGCTATGCAGGTCCTCACGGGCAACAAGCACCGCAACGACAAGCGCCACAACAGCAAAACCAAGGATTTGCACAAGGTGGCAGCCCATACGGTAATTCAAACCCTATGGATATCAGTGATTCGGACCTACCCTTCTAAGGTGTCGTTATGAGAATGATTTTAAATATTGAACCGAAGCCACAAACAAGGCCACGATTCAGCAAATTTGGAACGTATGAAGACCCCAAAATGAAGGCATGGCGTCGTCAGTGCTCGCAACTTATCGAGCAAGAATATGACGGACAATTCTTTGACGGCCCGATTATGGTTGATGTCACATTCTACATGAAAGCCCCGCTGAACGTATCAAAAAAGCCCACGCCAAAAGCTAGAGCTAAAACGTGGGATACATTCAAGAAATTCATGGCTGAAATGCTTTGGCATGCGAAAATTCCAGACGTTGACAATCTGGTTAAATCGCTATTTGACAGTATCTCAAAGGCTGGTTACAACAAAGTTGATAAGAAGGGTATCGTGTGGACGGATGACAGTATTGTTTGCGATTTAAGAGCTCGCAAGAAGTACAGTCCTAATCCACGCATTGAATTTGAAATCAAGGAGCTGGAATGAACAGCAAATATAAAGACAAGCTGGTCGGTGTATATGCTCCGGGCAGTTACGATCACACAAGCGTATTAGGTCAAACACAAGAATTCTCGAAGTGGTTCTGGGCTAATCACGAAGACATGGAATACATCAGCGCCAAGCTAGGAATCAATGCAAAGAAGCTCAATCGCATATTAATGCTGGAGCAGTTACCGGATGAAGAATTATTAAAGGAGATGATGAAGTTATGCGATACAAAGTAATCGTCTACTACGACAATATGCCAGACAGTGAGCATATTTTTAGCAACAAGAACGACGCTATCAACGAATTGCACCGTTTACGAGGTGTTAAGTATCACAATTCTAGGATGTATACAGTGGAGATGGTGGAATGTGATGAATGAGTTAGATTACGTAAAAAGCATGTTTGATAAATACATTTCTGAGTGTGAAAATCTTTCTAAAGAACCACCGAACGGGTGGACGGAATCGGCAGCTAATAAATCAAAAATCAAACGTCTGGGAATTGAACTTAGGCAAGAGATGATTGACTTGGAACGAAAATATTATGTGTGAGGTGGAAGCATGAACAAATTAAGTAAAATGGCAATTATTGCTGTAAGTGGTTTATTATTTTTAACTGGTTGCTCAGAGGCAAATAGAGTATCTGAAAATTTATCTCAAGAATCGGATAACTTTAATGTTGTTCGAAAAGTAACGGTGATTGATGCTATTACAAACGACGTAATGTTCCAAATGAGCGGTAGGATGTCCATCAAGGCTGATACTCATGATAAACAACTTGAAATTGTTGTAGAAAATGGTAAGAACAAATATCAAAAACATATTATCGGTTTGTCAGATAATGTCTCTTATGTAGTAGAAGATGTTGAAGTACCGAATGTTTCAAAATACAAATATGAGATCAATTACAACCCTAAAATGTGGGTGCCTGTAAAACTTAAAAATGTCGATTAAGGGAGTAAGTAGAATGACTAGAAATGAAGCAGTACAGAAACTAGCAACAGCAGGGCGCCTTTCAATAGCCCACGCTGAGAATCTATATGATTCGTTCTTCCCTAAACCAGTGGTGCCGCAATGTGTGGCGGATTGGTATGAGGAACATAAGAATGACTTAAATGATGATATTTGGGCATATCTTACAAGCTGGGCTGATACGAAATGGGACGAGTTCAAATACT